TAAAGATTGCTATTTTAGACCAAGTAAGCTACGATTACGAGAATAGAGGATTAGATTCAAATACAGGTATTTGTGAAAAGTCTTGGAAAGCCTGTCAACGCTGGACAAGAATAAGCCCAATATTATGAGATTAGGAAGCAAGAAAGCAAATTATGTGGATGCCAATACAATGTACTCTGAAATAGGCTTATATGTGCCTACAAGGGTATCTGATGGGCAAGGTGGCTTTACCACTACCTTTGCCTTACAAGAAGTTGTATTTGGTGATTTTCGCCCTGAAAACGAAAATAGAAAACTACAAGAGGCACAAATAAAATTTACTCGTATGGCTAAGTTATTTATTAGGTGCGATGTAACAATCAACAATAATTACGAAATAGAGGTAGAAAACGAAAGATATACAATACATTCTATTAAGGATGTAGAGGACCAGTTTAGATTTTACGAAATATTAATGTACTTCTAATGGCAGACCAAATTTCTTTTAAGATTGAAGGTTTAGATGCTCTTATTAAAAGATTAGGGAAATTATCCCCTAAGATTGCTAAAGAGGTTGCTATGGAAGTAAATGCCTCTGCATTGGCTATACAAAGCAAAGCTAAAAGAGATGTTCAAGTTGACAATTCTACGCTAAGAAGTTCAATACAATTAAAGGAAATTAATCAAGGTAATAAGATAGTTTATACAGTAGGAAGTGCTTTAAAATATGCTCCTTATGTTGAATTTGGTACAGGTGGCTTAGTTAATGTACCTGCTGGTTATGAATCATTTGCAATACAATTTAAGGGTAAAGGAATTAGAAAAATAAACTTAAGAGCAAGACCTTATTTAATACCAGCATTTGAAAGTGAAATTCCTATTTTAAGAAAGAACATAAAAAATGTAATAGCTAATGTTAAATCCTAATATTGAAATAAAGAAGTGGTTTTATACCAACTTGACAAGTTCAAGTGGATTGCCTGTATATGATGGTTATGCTCCTAATAATGGGGTAAATGAATATATCATTATGAACGGCAGAGCATCAACGCAAGAGCAAGGTAAAATCAGTTACACTAATGGAGTTACCATTGATGTTGACATTGTAATAAAAAATAGTAACTTTGGCTATAAAAGAGCCGAAACTATAAGTGATTTAATACTAGCTGCAATCAATTCACAAACTGCAATAACCCTTACAAATGGGTTTTATGCTTCAAGTTTAGTGGTAGGTGCAATTAGAAACTTAGATGCCTTAGAACCTTCGGACAATATATTTAGAACAATAATAACTTATAATTTAATAATAACTCAAAATTAAAATAAAATGCCAGAAACAAAAGTATCAGCAAGAGATTATATCCTTTTAGCTGACATAGATAACGACGGAACATTCAAACCTGTCGCTTGTCTTACAACTAACTCAATGACATCAAATGTTAACACTATTGATGCAACTTCAAAATGTGGAGACCAATATCAAGCTGGTCCTTCATTTACTCAATCATTCAAAGGTGATGGTTTTGCAATTGATGAAACAGGAACTCCAAGTAAGGATTCTTACCAACAATTGTATGCTGCTCACGCTGCAAGAACATCTTTCAATATGAAGATGGGTAAAGCAACTCCAACCTCTGGTGATATAGTTTATGCAGGTCAAGTATTTATTAGCGATTTTGAAGTAAACGCTGACGATAAAGATGATGTTAAATTTACTGCAACTTTTGTAGTAACTGTACCACCATTAACACAAACTGAAACTGCATAAACAATAACCTATGTTTGAATTAAGACTAAACAACAACACAATTCAATTAAAATGGGGTACTTGGTCAATGCGTGAATTTTGTAACGAACGAAATATCACAATAGACAAATACTTTGAAGTTCTAGGTAATAATCAATTTGATTTAGATATTATTGTTAAATTAATATATATCGGATATAAATCAGCTTGTTTAACAAATAAACAAGAAGTTGAATATACTGAAAACGATGTTTGCGATTGGATGGATGAAATAGGCTCAATTTTTCAATCCGAAGGGCAAGTACTTGGTTACTTAAAGTATATTGTGCAAAACACAATTACGGCAGTGCAAGGTACTCCTAAAGAGGAAAAAAAAAAGTCTAACAAAGCTAAATTGGGATGATATTTTAGTTAAGGCTGCTGAATGTAATATACGCCCAAACGAGTTTTGGGAGATGACTTGGAAAGACTTTTCTATTATCGTAATGGGTAAAGAAAGGCAAGAGTTAAACGAATGGGCAAGGACTAGAAACCTTGCCTATATTGTATATTTAAGTAACACTACTGAAAAATCTCCTAAATCAATTAAGTCATTTTGGAGCATACCAGCTATTGATGATTTAGATATTGAAGAGGAAAAGGTAATGTTAACAAACGACCAATTGGCAAGGACATTAAAATTGTACGGAGTAAATTAATATAAGATGGCAGAAAATTTTGATAAGTTTAGCATTAGCATTGATGCAGATGTTTCATCGTTACAATCTAGCTTAAAAGCTGCCGAAAATACACTTGCCCAATTTGAAAGTGCATTAAAGAAAGCTACAAGTATTGGAGAAATTAACTATTTAAATAAAAACATAGCTAATTTAAATACTACAATTACTGGTTTAAAGCAACAAGCTAATCAATTAGGTAAGCCTTTAGGAGATGCATCTCAATCTCTTATAAACTTCTCTAGAATTGCTCAAGATGCTCCTTATGGTATAATGGGTATTGCGAATAACTTAAACCCTATGGTTGAGTCATTCCAAAGATTAGCACAAACCGAAGGTGGAACTAAGAAGGCATTACAAGCAATGGTTTCTGGATTAATGGGACCAGCAGGTATTGGAGTTGCAATTGGTGTAGTATCTTCTTTAGCAGTTACTTTTAGCAAAGAAATATCAGAATTCTTTAAAGGACCAACTAGCGAACTAGAAAAGTTTAGAGATGAATTAAATAAAGTTGCACAAGAAATTTATAAGTTAATAGGTCAAGAACAAACTAAAAGAACTAAAGGAATACTTTTAGTTGAACTTATTACAGGTGGAAATAAAACACAACAACAAGAAGCATTAAAGCAACTAAAAAAACTATATGGAGATAGTAAGGCTATACAAGATGCAAAACTTGGAGCAGATAAGGCTTTCTATACTACTTTAGTAAACCAAGCAGCAATTCAAAGTGGTGCAGTAGCTACTGAAAAAAATAATGCTGCACAATTAGATAAATTGTATGCAGAGCAAATACAAAATGAACAAAAAAGAAATGCAGAGTTACAAAAATTAGATAAAGGTGAAGGTTTAGGATTTTTTAAAGCTGGTAAGGGTGCTTATCAAAAAAGAATTGATGAATTAAAATTAGAAGTAAATACTCAATATGATATTTTAGGTAAAGAAATTGAAAAAAATATTGCTAATTTAGAAGCTAGAACTTTTAAAGCATTACAAAATATTACTTTATTACCTAGTCCAGATAAGATTGTAAAACCTAAGAAAGAACCAAAAATTAAATCTCCTGTAAAGTTAATATCTGATGGAGTTTATGATGCATCTTTAGAAGAACAAGCAAGAGAGCAATTAAGTAAAACACCATTTGTAAGTAAAATTCCTGAAGCAGCAAATATAGGTACTGGTACTTTATTTGGAATGTTTGATGAAAATTTGAATGGTAAGATTAGAACTACCAAAAATGAATTAAGTGATTTCCTTAAACAAACTAAAGAAGGGTTTGCTCAAGCAAATATGGAAGCTAATCAATTTGCTAATCAAATGGCAAGTGGAGTTACAAATTCATTACAAAGTGCTTTTGATGCTTTAATGAAAGGAGAAAATGTATTTGAAGCATTAAGTAATTCAGTATTGCAATTTGCAGCAGATTTAGGATTTGCAATTATTAGAGCACAATTATTAGCTTATATACAAGCAGGTCTTGCAACAAGTGGAACAGGATTAGCAGGTGCAGCAGCAGGAGGAGGAGGAATTTTAAATATGCTAATGAATTTATTAGGTCTTGGTGTTACTAAAAATGCTAAAGGAGGTATTACTAATGGACCATCTTTAGGTTTAATTGGAGAGGCTGGACCTGAGGCAATTATGCCTTTAAGTAAGTTATCAAGTTTCTTAAATACTTCTTTTAACGCAGGAGCAATGAGTGGTAGTTCTGCTGGTAGTGGGGGTCAATTTGTATTAAGAGGTCAAGATTTATTACTTGCAGTAAATAGAAGTCAAAAGGCATCAAATATTAAAGGACAATCAATCAGTTTAGCATAATGCCTTACGGATTAAGATATACAATAACTCAAATCTTAAGGAATGGTACTAACCAAGTAATTGAGATTTATGAAAGAGATTATGCTGCTGGTGTAGTTAAAACCTATAAGCCAGTATCAATAATAGTTCAACCTAACTCAAACGAGGAATATCCATACCCTACAATAATATCTACTCAAGTTAACTTTTCTATATTATTAGAAACGCAAGATGATTACGACCAATTCCCAAATGTACTTAGTCAAGATGATAGGAAGTATTATGTAGTACTTAAAGAAAGTACAAACGTAATGTGGAGAGGTTATATGTTTAATGATTATACTCAAATGGGTTTTTCAACAGGCATAACTCAAGCAGACTTTACTTGTATTGATGGTATCTCTTTTATGCAAAATATTGAGTATGTAAGAGATGATAGTATCAATCAATTAGACACTCAATTAAATGTAATTAGTGATGGCTTAAAGTTATTAGGCTATCCAGATGTACTTAATTTAGTTGTGGCTTGTTCATACTTTGCAGGGGGTATGCTTGATAGACAAGATGCAGTAAGTAACGAGCCATTTAGCCAAATCTATCAGTATAGAAGGGATTTTATGGGTGAATCATACTATGATATTATTGGCAAAATAATGACATCATTTAATTGTAGAATGTTTCAAGCCAATGGAGACTGGTGTATATTTTCAATGAATGAGATGGCAGCATCTACAAATTATTTTACTAAATATAATATTTTAGCTACTCCTACAATAACAAGTAGTGGTGTTTTAAACAATACAGTTAACATACTTCCTTATGCAGATGGCAATGTGCATTTTATAAATAATAGTCAAATAAAGCTATTAAAGAAAGGATTTTACAATATACAAGGTAGAGGTGCTTATGAATCAGCTTTAAACTATTGCGACAATGGAAACTTAAAGTTAAATGCATTCCCAACTAATACTGCGACTGGGTTTATTCTAGCTGCAACAGGAGATTCAACGGCAACAATAGTACCAGATACGGCAGGTCAATTTGATGGAGTTTCTTTAGTAAGAAATACAAGTGGTTCTGCTAGTATTGAAAATGGTAATTTAATTGCTATAAATTATTTCCTTCCTTACATTGGCGAAGTACCTTTTAAGTTAAGTTTTGAACATATAACTTCAACAGGTGCTAAATTGCAAATTTCAATGAATACGGCAGGAGGACTTAGATATTTAGATACTAATGGGCAATGGCAAACTACATTACAAAATATAACAATAAATCCATCTGAAACTTTATCTACATATAGTAGAGATATTCCACCATATTTTGTATCAGGTGTTGCAATATTTGGGTATTTAAAGTTTAAAATAGTTTGTGATGCATCAGGTCAATCAACATCACTTCAAAACTTTATCATACAAAGAGGAGATAGTGAAGTAAAGTTTATCGAAGCAAACTTTGTAGCTGATAATACTATTCAATCTACTTTAAAAGTATTTGAACAACCTTATGGCAATAACTATCCTACAACTTATAATTATTCATCTAATAAAGGTGTTTTATGTGCTTCCGATGGCACATTCTTAGAGAATTGGTATTCATCTTGTCCTAGTGGTACTCCTTTAGGAGCAGTAGATTTGATAACTTTTATGACTTATCAAAACATAAGAAACTTAAATAAGAACGTGGCAACTGTTGAATGTGATTTAGGAGAACATATAAGTAGTACAGGATTTGTTTATTTAGATAAGGTATTTACTACAACGGACACAGTTACAGGTAATTTGTCTTATAATGGTAAAAAATTCATTATGAATAGGGTAAGCCAAAATGCTTATGTAAACGAATTAAACTCAGTTCAATTAATTGAGGTAAGTGTCGCTGAAGTATCTGCATTTATCATTCCTAATTACATAACAGATACAGGTCAACTTGGTCCATTTTGGATAGCACAATTTAATATTAATATAGTTTAACTTTGCAATATGGCAGATAAAGTACAAGGTAATAATATGATTCTCTATTGGCAAAATCCCAATGGACAATTCTATCTAAACGGAGGGGTGTCAAAAGGCACAATAGGTGGTAATTCTTACTATCAATTTAGTTCTACTGAAAATGTAGGAGCTAGTGTTGACTTTACTGCAACTGGGGATAATGTTATAGCTAGGTTTATTACAGATGTAAATAAGCCTAATATGACTACAATTCCTGCTGGAACTTGGACTTTTAGTTCTTATGTTTCATTAACTTATAGTTTAGATTATTCACCTTCATTTTACTTTGTCGTATCTAAGTACAACGGAAGTACATTTACAACAATAGCAACAAGTTCTACTACTGCATTAACTTCACTTAGTAAGACCTTATATACCACTTCGTTAACTTTCCCAGCTACTTCACTTGGTGCAACTGAAAGAATAGTAGTAACTGTCTACCCTTTAAATGTAGGTGCAAGAGATATTACTTTCTATACTCAAGGAACTAATGTGTCTAAAGTAACGACTACAATACCTACTGACATTCCTTTTGCTTGTTCTACGAATTGTTCTTTTTCAGTTAGTGTGGACCAAAAAGAGGTAACATCTCAAACGAGTGCTTGGTATAGAGAATTTAAGAACGACATAGCTAACTGGAGTGTAAATTGCGATGGATTAATAACATTAGAGAATTACGGATATTTATACCTATTACAAACGCAACAAAATAGAACACAAATAGCCATTAAATTTGCTATTGACAATGGAGTAGATGGCTTAGTAATTATAGGTGGAAATTGTAATCTTACGAGTTTACAAATCAATGCTCCTTACAAGGACATAGGTACTTATTCAGTAGGTTTACAAGGTTCTGGTCCTTATACAACTTCAGGAGTTTCAATAAATCAAAATGGTGTGATAATAACGGCAAGTAGTCAAGTGTATATGAAATCTGCAACGGC